GATTACTATCTCACTCATCGTCATGCTCCAAGTTTTTTGCGAGGGTTTGTAGATACATCTCTACAGCGGTGAGCCCTCTAATCTCACCACATAGAAACTTATATTCGGCATAGTCTTTAGCGGACCCGTTTGCCATCGCATCGGTTAGTTGTACCCGACGCTCACGGAGCTGCTTTAAGATTATCTCGATGACTTTTTCCATTTACTTTTTCCCTTTTGGTGTTGGGGTGTTTTGTTGTCTCTGATTCTGATTCATGCGCAGCTTCGTCATCTCCATACCCTGACGGAAGCCTTCAGTCTCCTGTGCCTTGTCCGCACGTTGCAACTCCTGCGTGTGCTTCATCGCCATGTTTGCGCCAGCGATCTCCTTCTGAGCATTAATACGCTCCATCTCAATCTGTAACTGCTTATCTCGTGCGGCAGCGTCAGCTTGATCTTTGGCGATCTTGCGTTGAACTTCAGCTTGCTTGATCTGGAGTTCTTGCTGTTGCATCTGGATAATTGGGTCTTGCTGCTGTTGCTGCGCTTGTTGCTGTTGAGCTTCCTGCTTGTTCTGCTGCAATAGCTGTTGTGTAGCTTGAGCAGCGCGCTTCGAGATTTCAACTTCCATCTCTTTAGGAATAACTTCTTGCTCGTCCTCGTCGTAGTCAGGGAGCTGCAAGCCCATCATTTTCTCCATCTGCTTGCGGTACTCGTAGCCGACGTGCTCGTTAATATGCGCCATCATCGCTGCTGCCATCTGTGGTGCTTGCGGGTTCTGCTGCATGAGAGCTTGAATCTTAGGGTCTTGCATCGTGCCCATATGAACTTGAATATGCGCTTGGTGATCCTGATAGAAGAACGCTTTAACCGGCTTCATTTTCAGAAGATTCTGGTTCTCAGTAATAGGATCACGCGGGCGAATGTCATCATCCATCGGGATTAATTTAGCTGCGTTCTTAACACCCAAGACTTCAATCATCTGCCTATGAAGATACGGCATGTCGTATATCTGCGGAGCAGACTGTGATAGCTGCAACACTGCTTGGAACTGAGCGATCTTCTGCCCCATCGTCGCAGCGTTCGGGTCACTAACAGGAATCACATCTACAGCGTCATAGTCCGACTGCTTAACCTGACGGTTACCCTCAACTGGGTCGTAGTCATACTCTTCTGGGGTGTAGTCACGGATGATGTCTTTTAACAGACGGAACTCTTCATGCATTGCGTAGTGCACACGCGCCTGAATTGCCGACATAGACTTCAGCGTACGTTCAAGAATTGCCAGCGTTGTACCCACTGGGCCTTCGCCCGACATGTCGGATACATTCAAGTCACCAGCGTTAGCAAACTTGCGACCTTCTTCGATAACCTGATTCATCAAGGCCATCAAAACTTGGCTTGGTTCCTTGTAAGGAAGTGGTAGGATATTGTCACGGATCGATCCACTAGGCACATCTACGTCTCGGAATTCACCCGGCGCGATTGGTGTGTCGTCACCCTTTACACGCATACCGCGAGATTTCAATCCACCCGGCAAGTTAGCCAGCGTACCGGCGTCAACCAACTGACGTAGCAACGACGTACCAGACTTAGCAAAACCACCGACTAAGTGAATCAAACCAAAACAATAAAAGCCAAAGCCCGGCACATAGCCGTAGTGGACAAAGTGGCTGCGCTTCTGCTTGTTCTTGTCGTCTGGTCTCCAGTTACGGCGGATAGCTAAGACCTCCTGTGTGTTCTTCTCGATAGTGACGATGTATGGCAGCATCACGCCGGTCTCTTCACCGTCGTCGTCCACGTCCTCATAGCCCGGTAAATCTAAATCTACCTGTATCTCCAGAATACGGAAACGGTCGTCGCTAGTTGCGCGAAAGCCCATCTTCTCTGCGACTTTCTTCTCAATCTCGTCGAGCGTATTAGCTGGCTCACCAAGATCAACATCACGATAAAACCCAGCGATCTGTAACTTGCGCAGCTCGTTCTCGGTCTTACGCATCACGTGTGTAACACGCTCTGCTGTACGCAAGCTGCTGGCACCATACGGCACCACGACATCTTCCGCCGTCACATAAATAGAGACCTGTCGGTCTAGCGAAGGGTCGAAATACACCTTCTTAAACGCATTCCCCGACAGGCCCAAGCCCCACAAAAGACGCTCATGCTCAGGCCGGTATTCAGGCATCTGCTCAGTGAGCTTATAGTTCATATCAGCCTGCACGCGTTCGGCGGCTTCTTTCTTAGCTTGTGTCTCTTTACCGATGATCTTCGTCTTAACAGGTCCCGCAGCTGGGAACGTCTCCATGATCGTCTCGGACTGAAACTTAACCACAGCCTCAGACAGCAGCGGGTGAATCACGCCGCAAGCGCCAGACCAAGGTTCTGTGCGCTCTTCCATCTTCATACCGAGCAAGTCAAGTCCATCAACGTAAGTCTGCACCCAATCTTTACGGGCACTCACGTCGTCATCGTAGGCACTCAGCAATTCTCCGGCAACGGACGACAACTCTCCGTCACTCATAAACTCCGCAAGGTTCGCGTCGAAGTCCTCGTCCGACATCTCTTCTTGCTCAATCTCAATCTCTAGGCCATCTGTTCTCAGGCGTACAGCTTCCGGGTCCTCAATCTCGATCTCCAAGTCTGGCTCATCTTCCCCAGCCATAATGCCCATCGGGGCTTCGTACAATGCCTTATCCATATTAGTAGCCATAATTATCTCTTTTTAAATGATGCCGTATTAGTCTTAGGGTTGTAGCCGAATGCGGTGGCTGGTTTGCCAGTGCGCTTAGCCGCCCTGTCTTTTGCTCGTTCTTCTGCGGTCATGGCATCACGCTTGGCACCTTCTGCCGTGAACGTCTTACCGTCCGCCATCAAATGCCCACGTTCTTGTAGCGTGGCTATAGCCTTATCTCTTGACCCGATCTGTGCGGTCAATCTATCTATTAGCTGGTTCCTACCCATGAACTTTTGTGTAGTCATAGTCACCTAGTAATAAGCTGAATTACGCTTAGACTTGAACAGCTGCAACTCTTCTGGCTCGTCATTCGGCAGACGAATAAACCCGCCCTGTCTAAACCGCGCCAGTGCTAACGTAGTCGAGTCAACCAAGTCATCATTTATTCCGCTGGGGAAATCGTTACACTCCTCCAGCACTTCCATCGCCCAGCGCCTATTGGGAGCCCACACAATACCAGAGCGGAACAGATCACTAACAGCATTAACCCTGCTGATCTTATCCTGCCCTTTTCCCGGTGTGAACTCACTGATGGGTAACCCCATACGTCGTAGCTCCTGATAGAGGGCGGCTCCATTTGACTTCTTCTCCACAATAAATGAATCGGGTTCCCACTCCTTGTACTCCTCCAGAACCATAGCCTTCAGGTCTGGAAACTCCATGCGCTTCTTAATACTGTTCAACAATATGATGTTGTAGTTGTTCACGTTCTCGTTGTAAAACACGCCCCATGTGGTCAGCGCGTTAAAGTCGGCTCTATTATTAGTCTCTTGGGCAGCGTCCAAGCTCATAATTATGAACTCGCAGCGGGGAGGCTCGTCCTCCTCCCACATCTGCCACCACTCTCTCTTAATTAGTGCGCCCTCTTCCGAGGTCGGCTGCTGCATGTACTGCGCATTCCAGTACCGGATGTCAATCGAAGCCTTCTTGGCGAGCAACTCCTCCACCGGCCAGAACTCCGGCCACAGAGCCTGCTCGTTCTCGTCAATGGCAGGAAACTCAACTACCTCCCACTTATCCACATCCTCGTTACGCTCCATCTGCGTAACAATCTGCCCAGTTAAGTCGAGCTTCGACCACCGCGTCATCACAACGATAATCGCCCCACCCGGCATCAGACGCTGGATCGGGCCTGACTGAAACCATTCCCAAGCTGGGACAAACACTTCGGCTCGGTTGAGCTTGGCGTCTTGCTCGGAATGGGGATCGTCAATGATGAAAAGATCTGCACCACGACCAGCAAGTGCACCACCCACACCAATAGCAAAATACTCGCCCCCAAAATTTGTTCCCCATCGAGAGGCACTTTTTGAGTCAGCTTGTAGCTCAATCTGCGGAAAAATGTCATGGTATGGCTCCGATCCAACGAGATTTCGCACTCTACGACCGAATTGAACGGCCAAATCCGCCGTATGGGAGGCCATAATGACCTTTTTCTGGGGGTATTTACCCAAAAACCATGCGGGAGCTAGATAAGATATGAGTTCTGACTTGCCGTGACGTGGGGCAATGTTCACAATCACCCGTTTCTTCTTGCCAGCAGCAATTTCTTCGAAGATTTTAGCCAGTTTATAGTGGTGCGGTCCGACTTTATAGCCCGGATAGACGTATTTAACGAAGTCCAAGAAGGAATCTTGGCTAATTTCACGCGTAACTTCCTCTTTATACTTCTTTAATAGCTCCGCAGTGCGCCTTTTCTGCTTTTCCGGCATGTTTGGCAGCGATGCACGGAGCTTATTGAGGTTTTCAGGGGTTAATTTAAGCGCTTCCAAGCCCATCGGACACCTCCCGCATGTGCACGTCCACCACCTGATCCTCTAACATATTAAGAGTCTCGAACAACTCACGCTCAACCTCTTCAATAGATTGAACCTTTACCGTGATCTCGCTGCGCTTCTTAAATGCATCAACCCCATCTACCTCTCCAAGCTTAGTTAGGGCTGAGATTCTGGCCTTGGCATCCTTGGCGTTCTCAACTTCCGCGACTAGCTTATTAACTACGTAGAGTTTCAGATCGGATAGCTCTTCAACAATCATGCAGTTGCTTTGGGCAACCATACCTGCAAGGTAGGCCATGACTTCGTTGGGGTACTTGGCAAACTCCGGCCTGTGCGTCGGGTTCTGCATCATCTGCTTGGCAAGTTCTTGGGCAGTGGTGATGTTTTCTTCGGTAGGTTCTAATGTTGCGCCGTTCAAGTCAGCTATCAATTTGATAGTACGCGCTCGCATGGCGAGTTCTTCTTGGGGCGATAGTTCGGGCATGGCGTCAAGGGCTGACGCAGGAAGAGGGATGTCTTCGTCGATATTCGGAATGATGACGTTCATGTTGGCAGTTTGTGGCCCGAGTGAACAATGCGGGAAGAATATCACAATTTATAATATGTACATAGATGCTATTTTGTTAACTGAGTTTATGGTATTTTTTTAATATATTTTTTGACAACAGCCTTTAGTTTTCGAGGCGGGGGGAAAATTAGTAATCGTTTGTGGAGCGCAAGGTGTATGGGGGCGCGATGGTACCTAATAGGGATTAGGGGGGGGGGGGGTGTAGGGGGGTAGGGCGGAAATAGGGGTAAAAACCTTGATTAGTACGATTTAACTTGACATATAGGTAGGATATCTGTATAAAGTATCTCAGGCCAAGCACTTCGCAAAGCCTGTATCACTCACTCACTTAGGAAGGTAACATCATGATCGACAACACCGCAGCTGTAACAGTATTCGACGACGCACTCGCCAGCCTTAACTACGACGCTGCACGTATCAAGGCGCGGCTCAGGACACTGAAGGCTAGTAAGGCTAAGACGGTTAAGACTGTCGGCGTCATTCAGCGCATCGTTAACGACGCGGCTAACGTCTACCTGTCATCGTACGGTGACCAGATTGAAGTGCGTATCAATATGTACCGTCTCAATAGCTTCAAGCAGGCTGAGTTAACTAACCTATTGCAATACTTGATGGTCTACACGGAAGCACACGGCGGCACGGTTCGTAATACTGAATGGCCTGCCAGCTTGAACCGCGACTACCACTTCGATACTGATAACATCAGGTTCACCGTCGCAGCGTATGTTAAAGACAACAGCGAGACGTGCCGCAAAGTGATCATTGGTACTGAGATGGTCGAGCAACACAAGTACCAGATTGTTTGTGACTAAGTAGTACGGTAAGGGGGTTGCCGATCAACCCCCATCTTTTAGGAAGGTAGCAAAATGACATACAGCATATTAGAAGTACTGATGACCCGCGATAATATGGATCGCGTTGAAGCGCAGGAATGGATCGATGATGTACGCGAAGAAGTTGCAGCGGGAGCAGACCCAGAAGAAATGCTGCGCTGTGAGTTCGGTCTTGAGCCAGACTATATATACGATCTGATTTAAAAGTGGGACGGGGAGCTTCGGCTCCCCTTTTTTTACGCCTGTTGCTATTGATGCCAGTTATTTTTCGTCGCGCGTAGGCTGGCGTGTGTGGCTTAATTAGCGTTCCACGTGGGAATAGAAGGCTAAATAGCGATATAACTTGACATATAAGCTGGATATCTGTATAAAGTATCTCAGGCGATGCATTCCGCAAAGCCATTTTAGAAGGTAGCAAAGTCATCATGACAAAATCCAAAACACCAGAAGTAAAAGATATCCAATCAATCCGCGACGCAGCATATCGCCAAGCAGTATCAACAGGCGCAGCGCAAAGCTCATTAGAGCAGACCGCGCGTTTCGTATTGGATAAATTCCCTAAAGCGCTGACGGAAAAATCAGACGAGTTAAACGCAGAATTGCGCGAAGGCTATCTAGTCCGGTTCGATGAAATTACGCCAAAGCGTGAATATGCATTGGTTGACGGCAACTATGTCAACGTGTCCGAATTGGCAAAACGTCCGGCTACTGTTGAAGTCTTATCGGTAGCATACGCGACTAGCCTGAGCAATTATGATTATCGGAAAATTGATAATCCAGAGAAAAAGAAGATTGTCGGCGAAATACGGGCAAGCGCGTCAACGTATGTATCAAACCGCATCGGCGACCTGAATAAAAAGTTAATCGAATTAACTACGCCGAAGAAGGAAACGGGCAAACGGGCGGCCAATAAAACACTACGCGAGCACTGGGAAGCAAACTTCGCGAATGACGATAAAAAGGTAGTCAAAGCAAAAACGCTAGGTGACCCCGACGCCGATCCAGTGAAATTCAGAATGGCCGTTCAAGCCTTCTGGTCTGCGATCAATAAGAAGTAATTCTAAGCCCCGCTCCGGCGGGGTTTTTTTTCGCCCAGACAATTCGATGCCAGTTATCTTTCGTCGTGCGCGTACGTGCGCGTGGCAGGGCGCGGCTTAATTAGTGTTCCACGCATGGGTGGAATCTGTCCCGATTAGCCCATAGAATATTTATTAAAATCTGTATGGGTGAAATTTGTTCCAATCACGGTGCATACTTTAAACATCGCTTAAAGTATCTCCCTCTAAAAAGCCCATACTTTAAACATCGCTTAAAGTATCTCCCGAAAATGGGGTCTGTTCCGACACCTAACTTTACATCTAAATTTTCATTGCCAGAACAATAACAGAAAAAGGGGTCGTAAGTGCTTGATTATAAAGGCTTATTTTTTTGTTCCAATGTTCCAGTGTTTTTAGAGGGTATGGCTGAGCCAGAAAAAGATTTACTGGAACAAGATCGGTTTGGCAAGTGCAGTCTCCCCTAACAAAAAACACGCCGTCCAGCCATACCCTCCCCAAAAACACTGGAACATTGGAACATCACAAAAAACCCCTCTTATTATTATTATCTTTTAAAAAAATAATATATATAAATCAAAGACTTACGCCATTTTTTTCCGCATCAAATCTCCATACTTATTGTTCTGGCAAGTCAGAACACGGCCAGAACACTGGAACAAATCCTAACTAACTATTTCTCCAAATAGATACACAACCTATTGTGTTATATGTAAAGTATGGTATAATAGAAGTGTGTCGAGGCAATACCGCAGCGGCATGTAGTTCCCTTAATTAGTATTCCACCTGCACGTGGAATCTCACACAGAAGGTAGTCCATGAAAAAGCAAAAGCCCACAGGCTATATCATTTATCGCGGCCCATCGTTACTCGACGGCAAGCCGATTGTTGTCGTTGCCATCACAGGCGAATCGAAAAACGGCAAGACAGGCAACCTAGTTCAAACCTACATCATGCGGGATAACGGCAAGTCGCCCGTCGAATCGGCGCGGCTCTGGGAAGACGTGTCGGTCTGCGGTGACTGCAAACATCGGCGCGGCACAGGCGGCTCATGCTACGTGAACCTCGGTCAGGGTGCGCGGTCGGTGATGGACGGCATCATGCGCGGGATTTATCCATTAGATGACGGCTATATGCTCGCTGCCGCTGTCTTCAATCGCAAGGTGCGTCTCGGCACGTACGGTGACCCCGCCGCTGTACCTGCATGGGTCTGGGAGGGCTTGCTGCATACCGCAGCTGGTCATACAGGCTACACGCATCAATGGGCGTCAGGCAAGGCCGAGCACGTCAAGCGGTGGTGTATGGCATCGGTGGATACGTTGGGCGAGACGGTACGCGCTCAGGCTGCGGGATGGCGCACGTTTAGGGTAACGGCTCCCGATACGGTAGGCGCGTTTGCTCGTGAGATGCCATGTCCTGCCAGTGAGGAACAAGGCAAGCGGCTGACGTGCGAGACGTGCATGGCGTGCAGCGGCGGTGATAGTAAGAAAGCATCGGTGACCATCATTGTGCATGGCTCACTCAAGAATCGATTCGCTGCGTCAATCGCGGCATAACAGGGAGGATGACATGAGAATTGAACCGACTGACTTTGTTGATGGCTCGTATCGTACTGGTGGTTTGCAGTGCCTGACAGCTGCCGATATCACGTTGGCACTGGGGTTCGCGCCCAATGTAGAGGATGACCCCGACAAGGTGGTGCATAGCTGGGCATTCGAGATTGACGGCGAGCCTGCCGCGATATGGGATTACAAGGGCTCGCACCTCGACCGCGAGTGGTCGCTGTATGACCCGTCCGGTAAAGCGGCGGATTACTTTCTAACTATCAAGGGGTTTTAACATGGGACGTTTAAAACAGTACTACTTCGACCAACTGAGCCAACTCGACGACACGTGGTGGCGCGAGGATATGGCCGACATGGCCTATCAAGACCAAAAGCAAGCCGAGGATGAATTCTGCCAGCACTGGGTGCAGCTCGACCTGTGGCAGGGTGAACACGGCATCGGCGAATGACACCGCACCAACGGCCTTGCCTAGTCTGTGGGGGGACTGTCCCTCACAGCCTGTGGATCAAGGGATACAAACTATGCACACAATGCGCTGCGATAGCAGCCAGATTGAAAGGGTAATGACATGAAAAAATTTAGAATCAGCCACATCGTGCTCTGCAAAGTACACGTATGGCGCACGATTGCAGCCGATAGCTATGAGGACGCGCTGCGTAAGGCGGCCGCGATAGAGTGTATCACTGATACAAGCAATGGCGCAGATTATGAAGTCGTTGACGACGAGGCTGTTAAACAAATAACAATCAAGGAGATTTAATTATGAGAACACGTAAGGAAATAAAAGAGTACGCGTTACACATGGCGTTGGAGCATTTCTTTAGTAATTCAGCCGAGGATAATTTCCCCGATGACCCGATGGCTCGGTTGCAATCACTAATAGATGCCGACACGCCCGACGATGAGGACGTTGAGATGTTCGCATGGGAGCCGTTCGAGCATTACGATGCCAAGTGGCTATTTGACGAGATCGAGACGATGGTCGGTCATATCGAGCGCGCAATGCTCTGGGTGCAGGAAGGGGAGCAGACGTGATGGACGACCACGAGTGGGTCGGCTTGCTGTGCGTGGTCATCCTCTGCGCTCTGATGCTGTTTGTATGGGCGGGCATGATATGAAACGCATTAGCACGTCGATTGCCAAGAGAGCGATCAAGGATGCCAAACAGATACTGCGCGATCACAAGCTGCCGAACGACACGCGTGAGAATCTGTTTGGCCTTATTAACAAAACCAAGTGGCGGCGTGGCTGGCGGTAAACAGTTTGAAAAACAACTGGCATCAAATAGTTATTTATCTCTATAGGTCTATAGGTCAAGTGGTGTTATACTTATAGTTGTGGTAGCAGCAATACGGTTACATCAGTGCAGTTTATTTAGTGTTCCACCTACAAATGGAGTTTTAATCATGAGCGATATCCTCAACAAACCTAGCCACATCATTTCGTTGGCTACGTCATCAGTCCTAGTAGCAGTAGACGTGTCCGTCTGGTCAGCAACCAAGCAAGACCGCGAGATCAGCAACGAAGTAACACATAGCAAGAACGCCGACCAATCCGCAGGCCGGTTCGTTAAGAATCTATTAGCCAACAACGCCGATCACAAGGCAGTCGTCAACTATCGGCAGACTGTTTATAACTGGGTGATGCGCCGCACGTACGATTGGAATAAGACACAGCGCACACTGCCGCACGTCTCACTGCCTAGCTTTATGGCTGAGTACCACGCCCATGAGGTCGAGTTCAAGCGGTTGCTGGAGGTGTTCTTGGCGCGTTATAGCACCATCGTCAGTGACATGGCGTTCAAGGCGGGGACGATGTTCAACCGCAATGACTACCCGACAGTCGAGCAGGTACGCTCCAAGTTCAGTATGCGGCTCTACCGCACTGAGGTTCCGCTCGGTGACTTCCGCTGCCAGATCAGTCAGGACTTGGCCGATGACATGGCCGAGCACTATAACAAGCAGGCCGCTGAAGTCATCCAGCGAATACTCGACGATCAGTCACAGCGCATGGTCGAGGTGCTGACATCGCTGTCGCATTCCTGTGATGTCGATGAGGTCGAGGACAAGAACGGCAACGTCAAGATCAAGAAACGCAAGATATACGACACGACCATCGACAAGGCTCGGGAGATGATCGACGTGTACAAAGAATTTAATCTTACAAATGACACCGATTTGGAGGACGCGCGAGCCAAGCTGGAGATAGCGTTGCGCGGCGTGACGGTAGATGTTCTGCGTGAGGGTGACGTTTCACGTGTGCAGGTGAAGGACGCGGTCGATGACATCCTGTCGAAGTTTGCACCGCGCGTAGCA